ACTCCAACAGATTTTAGAGATGGTCAAGGTTTTTCATTCATTGATAAACCTAATACAACAAGTGAGTGTGTGTATGAGTTTATATTTATTTGTGATGGTGGTGGTTCTTCTGAAGCAGTAGGTATAGGAAAAGGCTTTATTTGTACAAGTTATGGTATAGAATATAGTTCGGCAACAGAGGTATAGAATGGCAGATTATACAGGCGAAGAAATAATAAAGGCAGTATTAGAGTTAGTACCTGGTGCTATTCTTACTATTAGTAATAATGATATAGATAATATTGAATGGAAATCAGAGGATAAGACAGAGCCAAGTAAAGTAGATATAGAAGCTAAGATAGCTGAACAGAAAACAGCTTACGATAATTTGGCTTATGCAAGAGCAAGAGATGTAGCTTATCCTTCAGTAAAAGATTTTATGGAAGCATATACAGAAAAAGAAATAGGTGGGGATTCAACTAAGTGGGATACTTATGTTGTTGCATATAACAAAGTAAGGACAGATAATCCTAAGCCTTAATTATGGATTACTTTATAGGATTTCTCGCAGGGTTTTATTGGTATAAATTTGTTAAGTACCTAAGAAGGATCTCTGACAACTTTGCAATCCAAGAACACGAATGGGATTGGTTCTATTCTGATGACAACAAATGACACTAAAAGAAATTATCCTATGGCAAATGGATTTACAAATAAGGAAATTCTCTATCTTATCAAGAAAGATGTGGAGAACCTTCACGAGAGGATTGACTTCTTACACGAAAAGATTAACAAAGCACCTTCAAGACAGGAGATTATAGGCTGGTTCGTAGCACTTTCTTCTAGTGCTGCACTCTTAAATACTTTAATGTAATTTATAATATCCTTATGCAGTTAAATCTATCAAATAGGAGAGTGTAAATGTGTAATTGTGGTGGCGATTGCGTTTGTGGTGGCAGATGAGCTTTATGAAGAACACAAAAGAGTATGATGATATATTCATACTGCCTGAAGGTGTGCTAGAGAACTTACCAAGTGTAGCATTTGAGGATCAATCCAAAGACTTTGAAGATGATGATTGTGGAGATAGCTGTAAATTATAACTAAGGGGTAATGTGTTACATAAATTCAATACACTTGCCAGACTTGTTATTGTTGGGCTTTTAATATTCCCTGTACCTGTATATGCAGATAGTCATATAACAACAGAAACAGAAACCTTTGATGGAGAGAATGGTGCATTAGTTACAGACTTAACAGTTCCTAGTGGTAGCCTTGCTGTTGATAGTGATGATGTATCTACTAGAAACGACCAGAACTGTTGTGGTGTAAGTGGGCAGTACTTCTTTAGCTTGAAAGATAACTATGTGGGTAATTCACAAGCTACCTCTTATACCTTTACATTACCTGATGACCACGATATTACTGAAATAGGTTTTAGAATGGCAGGTGTTAATTATGCTTATACTATTAAATATAATTACTCTGATGATACTGATGAAACAATAAATAAAAATGCTCAAGGTAATACTTCATACGAGGATTTGACTAAAGCTGTAACAGGTAAATATATAGTTAGCTTTGTTGTTACTGTATCTGATTGGGTAGGTATTGATACGATCTACTGGAAGTATGATTCAACTCCACCTACTACAACAACTACAACTACTCTTAGTCCATTAGATATAGAGAGAAACAATAACTTTGCTGAAACAGGTGTACTTGAAACTAATGATGAAAGAGTAGAGAGAGAATATCAAGATGCTCAAGATTGGGAGAGAGATAAGAACCAATCTGAAACAGGCTATTGGGAGTTAGATTCTGAACGCAGAGATAGAGAAGCAAGAGAAGCAGCAGAAGCTGAAGCTGCTCGTATTGCTGAAGAAGAACGAATAGCTGCTGAACTTGAAGCAGAGAGATTACGACTAGAGGAAGAAGCTAGGCTTAAAGCTGAAGAAGAAGCTAGGTTAGAAGCTGAACGCATACAGAAAGAAAAAGAAGATGCTATTAAGGCAGAGCTAGAAGCTAACTTGCAATCAGATGTTGAATTAGATGAAGAAGAACTTGAAGAATTTATTGAGGTTATGCAGGAAATAGAAGAAAATATTGAGGAACTTGAGGAGTTAGCAGAACAAGTTGAGGAAGAAGTTATAGAAATAAAAGAGGTTGATGCTGAAGAAATTATAGTTGCTTTAACCCCTACTACAACCACCACAACAACTACAACTACAACACTACCACCACCTACTGAAGCTATTGATGAGCTGACAGAGGAAGAAAAGGAAGCTGTCCAGGAAGTTGTTGATACTATAGAGGAATTAGATACTTTAACTGAAGAAGAACAAGAAGTAGTAGCTGAAGTATTAGGTGTGGAAACAGAGGAGCTAGAGATTGTTGCTGAACTTATAGAGGAAGAACCTGCTGTTGCACAAGCAGTTGAGGAGTTTGTAGAGAGAGCAGCAGAAGATGATAGTGATGACTATACCTTAGCAGATGCAGTAGTAGAAGTTCAGTTAGAAGAATTTATAGCAGATCCAATCGGTGCTATTATTGATATAGAGATAGAACCAATAGAACTTAGAGAAGTTATAGAGTTAGGTAATGATATGACAACTGATCAGAAAGAGAAGGCACAAGAAGTTGTTGTGCCTGTAATATTAGTATCCCAGATCATAGCAACAAGCTCAATAATTCCTATTAGAAGGATAAGATGATAAAGAAGTTTATAAATCTAATATTTAATATATTGGCTCTCCCTTATCACATAGTAGTTAATATACCAAGAGCAGTTAAAGCATTTGCTAGGTGGTTTATAGAAGCAATAAAAGAAACAATCGCACAAACATTCACACTTTTGGGCTTCTTTATCGCTTGGCTTACCTTAACTGGTACTGCTAAAGATATAGTGGGGATAGCTATATTAGGTTCAATAACCCTATGGCTTATCACATTAGGTTTAAGAAAAGACAAGTAACAATGAAATATTATTACGAAGTTGAAGTATTAAGAGTAGTTGATGGAGATACAGTAGATGTTCGTATTGATTTAGGCTTTAATGTATGGCACAAGTGTCGTGTTCGTATGGTTGGTATCAATGCACCTGAATCTAGGACAAAGGATCTGGAAGAAAAAGAAAAAGGTTTAGCTGCTAAAGAGTGGTTGAAAGAAAGACTAGATGGTACTTCAGTTGAATTACAATCTCAAGGAACTGGTAAGTATGGCAGAGTTCTTGGAGAGTTTTATATAGATGAAACAAATATTAATCAAGAGATGGTAGAAGTCGGACACGCAGTAGCTTATGATGGTGGTAAAAGATAGCTAATGTCAATGACTAAGATTGAAATAAGTACAATGAAGTGGAGATGGACAGCATTAATAGTTTATCTCGTAATTTGTATCTACGACTTTATGGTAGTACCAATTTATTATGGTATAGCAAGAATGGGATTAGACCTTGCTGATTATATGTCACACTTACAAGAAATAGAAGACCCATTAGTACAAATGGAATATCTAAAGAAACTTGTATCTCAACACGAACCTTTCACATTAAAGGGTGGTGGATTGTTTCATTTAGCATTCGGAGCAATACTTACAGGTAGTGCATTAGGAGCAGGTAAATAATGGCAGTAAAAGATGAGTAGAAGAAGATAAAAGATAGATGGATAAGTATTTACAGAAATCTACTGGTCGGATAGTGTTTTGTTTTATTGTTTCTTTGTTATACTTTATTAGGTTATAGTGATTAAAACATTTACCTTAGTACTGTTAGGTTTATAATGATAGAAATTCATACACAGTATTGTGAGGTATGTTTGCAACCACATTGGTTAGAGCATAGTTTGATCTGTGCTAATTGTTTAGAGAAAGAAGAAGAATGAAACTAGAAGTATTAAGAATAAGTAGTCAAGAAGATAGTACATCAGGAATATTGTTTGATGTATCCAATAGTAAGAGAAAGTTCCTTTGCTATACATTAGAAGATGAGCAGAGAGATACTAAAGTGATGCACGAAACAAGGATTCCAGCAGGTACATATAAGTTAGAACTTCGTACTGAAGGTGGTTTTCACAACAAGTATAAGAAGAAGTACAGCTTCCACGAGGGAATGATCTGGGTTAAAGATGTACCAGGATTTGAATATATCCTGTGGCATACAGGTAATACAGATGAACATACATCTGGCTGTCTTATTGTTGGACAATCACAAGAGAGTAACCTTGTTAAGAGAGATGGGTTTATAGGTTCTTCGGTTAATGCTTATAAATTTATCTATCCTTATGTGGTTTCAGCTATAAAAACTGGGGGTGCTGAAGTAACATATGTAGATTTTGATGGCGAAATAAAAAAACCTAGTAAAATTAACAAGAGTAAGAGAATTGACAGAGGTTGGGGATCTTACTCAAGGTTTAAGTAATGTTTGAAAAGTATAAAAGAAGCAGAAATTCTGATGGTACATTTAAGAACGATATTAAATGGACACCTTGGAATGATGCGTGGGAGTATAAAATGAGTGATGATCTCAAGGATATGATTGAAAGAACTGCGTGGACATTTATTGAAGCATTTATAGGTGCTTTAACAGTTGCTCCATTAGTAGGTGTAGATGCTGGAACTTTACAGTTAGCTGCACTTGCAGGTGGTGGTGCTGCACTAGCAGTTGTCAAGACATATGCTAAAAAACAAATAACTAAGTAACATAAACTGTCATATTATGCGACTATACTGTTGTTAAACAGGAAGGCTGCAAATGACAGATGAAACAAAAGACTTAGGTAATAACTATTATAAGTCAGGTTGGCAACCATCAGTTGAGTTTGATGAACAAGCTGGTGTTGGCGAGATAACTTATGTAGGAACAGATCCAGATTACAAGAATAAGTATGACCAGATCTTAAAAGAGTGGGGTTTCAACCCCAAATACTACGAAATAGAAGGCAAAGTTAAGGCTAGTTCTTGGAACGCACAGTTAAAAGGTGGGGAAGTAACCACCTTTTATGCGTTTAAGGGGGTAGTTAGAGCCAAGAATCCAGCAAGAGATAAGTTCTTTGCTAAGTTAGAGAAAGAAATAGGTAAGAAACCTGTACTAAAACAGAAAAAGTATGGGGGAGATACAGCCTTTCTCTTTATGATGAGTGATTGGCAGCTAGGGAAGTCTGATCTAGGGGTTCAGAATACTGTTAATCGCTATGAGGAAGCTCTTATAGAGGGTGTGAATAGAATCAAGGCACTCCGTAAGGGTGGAACTAATGTAAAAGAAATATACATACTTGGTATGGGGGATTTAACAGAGAACTGTTTTGGTTTCTACGATTCACAAGCATTTAATATAGAACTTTCTCTCACTCAACAGTTTCATTTAGCTAGAAAACTTATAATGAAAACAGTTGATAACTTCCTACCACACGCAGACAAGATTATCTTAGGTGGAGTACCAGGAAATCACGGAGAGTTCCGTTCAGGTAAGGCAAGTGTTACCACTAATAGGTTGGACAACGCTGATACTATGCACCTTGAGATTTGTGGAGAGATTATGGATAAGAACCCACGATATAAGAAAGTTAATGTGCAGGTTGCAGATGGTTTCCACCAAGTCTTTGATATATTTGGTAAGAAGGTAGCTATAACACACGGACATATGACAACAGGTGGATCTGGTCCTGAAGGTAAGATACTTAAATGGTGGCAAGGACAAATGTTTGGTTGGTTGCCTAGTGGAGAAGCAGAGATACTAATTACAGGACACTACCACCACCCACGACTAATGCAGCAGGGTAAGAGAACTTGGATTCAATGTCCTAGTATTGATGCAAGTGATGACTTTACTGCAAGGACAGGACTATGGAATGAACCTGGTGTACTTAGTTTAACTGTTGATAAGAATGGTTGGGATAACTTAAAGATACTGTGAAGTTATACAATGGCGATTGCTTAGAAGTGATGCAGGATATTCCTGATAACTCAATAGATTTTATATTAACTGATATACCTTATGGAACAACTGCTTGTAAATGGGATTTTGTTATACCTTATGAGCCAATGTGGGCAGAACTAAAAAGAATAAGAAAAGAAAATACTGCAATAGCTTTGTTTGGTAACGAACCT